GCTAAAAAGCTTGGTACCAATACCGCCTAATGCCGCCGTGGTATTTTTTGCCATGTGCTTTCCCCTTAGTTTGAATTGCTATATCACAACTATTTTATTTTTAGAATAGATTAAAATTATCGCAAGCTTCCCAGCTTGGGGCGTGTTGGGGTAATAATTTTATTCTGTGTGCTGTAAAGAACTTGTTTCTTGGCAATCAATCCTTGTTGCGGTTGAACCTTATATTCCATTGCCTGTGCAAGATACCGCCATGCGTCGCTTGCGTCTGTAGCCCAGTTTTGCATAGGATTAGGCTTAAACGTCAATCTATTTTCGTCATACTCATAAGCATAGTGCATCATTGCGTGCAGTCCATTTGAGCACGCCTTGGAATCAATCCATGCTTCTTTGAGTAGTGAGCGGCCTTTTTCAATCCCGGCTTTAACCGACAACATGGGTAGAATCTTGTTAGGATGACCAGAAAGGCGTAGTTGCTCACTAATTGAGCCTTTCATACCTAACCGCTCGTGAACCCCATCGTGGGGCAGGTAATGCATCCCGTAGAGGTATCCCTTGCCGTTGAGCACTTTTGCCAGCTCTTCAATGTCTGCATCTGCTCCAAATGCCTCGTAGTAGTCAAACACCCGTACTTGCTGCCCCACCATCTGGGCAAACCAGATACAAGTGCCATGCTGCTTGCCTAAGTCCCACGCAGTGATGACGGGAACACCTGCCTTGTACGGAACATCGGTAACACGTCCGGCCTCTCGTGCACGCTCAATGTACACGCTGTAAATTGTGCCGCTGTACCGGGTATCAGGCTCCCCCTCCCAAACGTGGGCATAGGCAATGGCATCATCACGTTCTAGCCTTATGCGCTCGTTGTTAAGCGTTTCACTAAAGTTCGGATTATCGCGCCATGAGACTTTCTTGACGAAGGCGTTGTCTGGCTTGTTAACAATAAACCGTTGATACGTTGGGTCGGTGACGTTCTTGGTGTTAAAACTAATCCATATTTGAGAACCGTTTTTCCGGATGGTGGGCAATAGTGTTTCATAGGAATGCTCGCTTGTGTTTTCTGCTTCTTCAATCCAACAGATGTCCACGCCTTCGGTGGATTTAATCTCGGTTGCATTGTACTTTAATCCCTTGAACATAATTTCAGTGCCGTTCAGGGCTTCAATGGTGGCCTTCTTAATGCGCCAGAAGCTTTCAAGATTGTACTGCTGTATTAAATCGCTGAACAGTTTGTGCACCGAGGTTTCAATGCTTTTTTGCAGCTCGCGGGTGGCAAGGATGCGTAGCTTGCTTTGTGCCCCCAGTATCAAGAGCGCACGTGCAAAGCTGTGACTCTTTGCGCCGCCGCGCCCCCCATAATAAACCTTATAACGATACTGATTGTCGAAAAGCTCTTTAAACGCCCTCGGAATGTTTATCCTTGTTTCCACCTAGGATGCTTGAGCAAATTTCTTGGATTTCTTCGCCTTAGCCAGCAATGCAGCGGCTTCCTCGGCTTCTTCCTCTTCCTCTTTGCGCTCTAAAACTTTCTTCACAGCACGTTTTAAGGCTTCCATTTTTCCGGTGAGAGAACGATACGCGGAAAGATTTTCCGGCAAGCAAGCATTAGATACTGCCGTCTGAATCAGCTTTTGGAACTCTTCATCGGCTGGAGCTTCTTTGCTTTTCTTCACTTCCACAATCTGGCAGGTGTTCCAGGCGCGGTATTTAGGGTTCTGCCCTTTCAGTCTATCATTGAGGAAAGCGTGCTGAATGACAGAGCGGCATTCTTCAGGGGTGCTAATTTCAGAAATAAGCAAAAAATCTTCTTGATACGGCTCCAAATACGTCGAGCTTCCCTCGCTTATGAACATTTCCCCGGCAACCGTTACAGAATTTGCCATAAATTCCCCCTAATGTTTTGCCTTTTAATTGTTTTTAACACGGCTGTCAACTTAATCAAATGTAACTTTGATGGAATGCTGAACAGGGCCACCGTCTTGCCCGGTCAAAGTAGTATCTGTCCGTTGTAATTTTGGGATATGATACTCAATCACGCTTTGAAACAGCTTAAACGCTTCTGCCGGGTCTTTTTCAGCGACTCGTTCGAGCCAGCCTAGCAATCTGTGTGCGTTTCCGTCCACAAGCTCTGCAATCGCCTCTCTTGCTTTAGCAGTAGATTTATTCGGTAAACCCGGAGGTCTTCCGGGACCGGGTTTTGGGTTCGGGTTTCCACTTCTTGCCATATAGTTGTTATAGCTTGTTTTTTAAACAACTGCAACACTTAGTAGCTTATCTGTTATACTTAATCACAAACTATTGTTTCCCCACAACAATATATTTTTAAAAAACCTATTGACAGGTGACTAAGTCACCGCTATACTGTTTTCATAGACGGCAATCAAGCCGACAGACGAAGAAATAAACATCATGGCCTACATAAGCCAAGAGCGCAAAAAACAGATGCAAGCAAAGATTGCTCCTTTACTCAAAGAGTACGGCGTTAAAGCAACTCTTTCTATTGAAAATCATTCGGTACTTAACTTGAATATTAAAAACGCGTCGTTAGATTTTATTGGCAATTACAACGAGATTGCTAAAAAATTCAACCACCGCGAACGTAACAAAAACATTCAAGTAGCTGCTTCTTATGTTAATGAAAAAAGCAACCCTTGGTTTTCTGGTCGTCCTTTAGAGTTTTTGCAAAAAGCATTTGCAATTTTGATGGACGGTAATCACGACAATAGCGAACCTATGATCGATTATCATGATGTGGGCTGGTATGCTTACGTTAACATTGGGCAATGGGATCGCCCATTTGTTCTTACCGCATAAAAAGCCCCGCCTGTTTGAGGTGCAAATTTTGCTCCCTTGGCGGGGTCAATAAAAAATCATTATCACTACTTGCCATTATTGTCACTAATCACCTACCCACAAAGGACTAACATCATGTTTGAATATGCACTTTTAGCACTAATAGCACTAATAGCCATAATTTTATTATGGTGGCTTTTTGGCCCATCAAGCACAGTTGATGACTTGCAAAAACAAGTACTACAGTTAGAGATGGAAGTTTTAAGCCTTCGTAGCTACATTGACCAAGCCGTTATCCAGTTAGAAAATAAACAATTAAAAGATAGTTTCTCCGAAAACGAAAGATGGGCAAAGCGTTTAAGCTTTCTTTGCCGAAATGTTGTCAACGACGAACTCAAAAGGAAAGGATCAATCTAATGCGCCTTGCAACTTACATTTTAGCCTCCCTGCTCAACTTCACGCTGATTTTAGCAGCTACGGTGTACCATGCCACAAACTAAAGAACAACGCTACAAAGCCAAGCTATTAGCCAAAGGCTACGTCCGCCGCAGTTACATCCTTCCCCCCTGTGTAGCGGCTAGGGTAGCTGCGGATATTGTCCGGTACATGGCGGAGTATAACGCAGCTAACCCACCACCGGATAAGCCTTAATCTCCCGCATGAGGCGGTTGAGGCCTAGTGTTAGGCTCCAATTATGGAATGTTTTAACAACAGGTATTTCTTGATAAATCGTGTAGTTAAACGTATATTTTTCGCCATATTTTGGATCGGCATTAATCCAACAGGAAATGTCTTTTTTTCGGGCAATCTCCCCAATGGCCTCAAATTCCCGTTTTCTAGCCTTTGTGAGCATCTTTCTATCCTTTTGGCTACTACCCTAGCCGGGCATATGGTGAACATGGTCTGGCGGTCATTAAACTGGCCGTAGCGACGATTCTAATCCGTCACCTAACCCCCCTTCATCTGCTGCAACCGCTTCACAAGCTGCTTGTTCGTCTCAATTGCCGATTCCCCATTTTGGATAAGCCCGGCCAGCGTATCAGCCAAATCCGCCAGCATCACCTTGTCGCCTATCCTCGTTTTCTGGCGGATGTCTGCAATAACCTTTAGCAAATACATCTCATTGGGAATATTATCAAAATGGCCTTTTCTGTGCCATTCCATCATTACCTTGTTTAGTTTTTCTAAGTGTTCATCAGTGTTTTGTGGTTCGTACATGGTTAAATCCTTTCTAGTGGTTGATAAAACTTGGTTATTAGTCTTCGCTGCTGTCTTCCAAAAGCAAGGGGGCGGCTTTGGCTATCAGCGCAATCTCCTCCTGTTGCCGCTCATAGGCATGTTCGTCGTTCTGCGAAGCGAGCCTGTAATCCCGGATGGTGTCGGCTGCGCTGGAGAACTGCGACCAGTCTTGATTGCGCTTCTGCCACTCAAGGGCGGCGATGTACTCGGCATAGCTGACACGGGGCTTAGGTGGGTTCAAAATGGCCGTGATGTGCGCCGGGGTTGGGAATTCCTGCGAGTTTTGCAAGTGGACTTTCAGCGCGTACTGCACCTGTTCGGGGGTGTATTTGCCCTCAAACGCGAACCTAAATCCCGATATTGAGGCTGGCAAGTTAATTGTTTTTCCGTAAGTTTTTTGTATTTCAGTGAAAACAACCATAACCTTTCCAAGCTCTTCCATAGCAGCCTTACCCCATTGTTCAGATGCCGTTTTTTTCGGCTCTGGCTTGCTCTCCAAGCTGGCGGACGTAGGCGATGTTGATGGCTTGCTGCTCATCCCATGCGCTTTGGAAGCTTGGCTTCGATTGAGAGTGATTTCTTCCATTACTTTGTTGAAAGGGTTCATTTTTAACTCCGTCGGTTAGGGTGTCATTTGATTCGTAAACTGTAAGCCATCCGCTTAAAATTGCTCTTTCTAGTAACTTGGTTGGGTCATGGCCTTTACGATATAATTCTGTGATTTTATTGATTAAAAGCTCTTTTGCATGATTTGTCATGGGTTTTTTCATGCTCGCACGATTGGCAAAAAAAGCGTTCAAAGCGGTTTCCGGGATGAACTCCGGAATCACCAACGGGGCTTCTGGCGGTTTTTGCTTTCGAGGTTTTTTCTTCACCGGGGTTTCAACAACCGAATCGAAATCCGCAACCGACACATCCCCCCCCTTGGGGGGTAGGGGGGTATACTTACTTGTCTTTCCTTCTTCACAGTCTTCCAGTCTTAAGATGTGGTTAACTTGCTGGTTGATGACCGGTTGACTTGCTGGTTGATTTGCTGGTTGATTTTTTTCTGTGGATTGATATTTTTCATAGTTTACAATAGTTAACAACGAGAACTTGCTGGTTGATGTGATGGTTATGTTGCTGGTTGATTTTAGCTTAGTGAGGCAAGTTCTGATCTGCTGTTCTGATAATCCAGTCTTTTCAGCCCACTGCTTGCGTCCGAACACGATTTGTCCGCGTTTTATGGTGTGTCCTTTCCACTCTTTGTCCTGCCAACTGGCGGCAAGCAGTAGATGAATCCATAGGGCAAGAGTGTGGGGATCGTCTGCCCATTCCCAATCGTTCAATCCGTACCAAAGTTTGATAAAACCATTGCGGCTACTGTTAGCTTTAGGGATGTTCATTGTTATTTATCCTTATTTTCGTAAAGATAAATAACATTGCCTTCTTTTTTCAAAGAAAAAGGTTTCTTAGGCGGGAAAAGGCCGCGACTAATTAAATCGCGCATATACGGTTCTATAATTTTATCTACATACTCTATCTCATCTTCACGAAATAGATTAGAATCGCAATAAAGCCTCCAATAAACAAAAGTAAGCTTTCCAAAATCTTCGTCGCGCCTGTCCATTTTCTGAAGAACATAGCCAACGCACTCTTTTAAGGATTGATCCTTAGGGTAAGCAATCATTTTAACCTTCGTCTCTCCCTCGTCTGTTAAAAGGTAAGGGGCTAACCCGTCCGACGAAGGAAAGATTGGGTATGCGGCCTTGCAAAGCCGAGCCCCCTATAAAACGCTATACCAAGCGGTGATTAAAATCAAGTTAAAAGGTACAAATGTTCCACCACTTCAATCAGGTCACTGTCTGTTGTGGTAATAAAAACACCGTACTTTTCCTTGACGTAGTTGCGCTTTAGTTTGCTTTCCGCCGTGTCATAACCTTTGGTATCGTGAACGTGATAATGGTCATCCGTAACAAAAATCAGAAAGTCCGCTGTGTATTTTCCGCCGCCGGGCATGGGGAAGCTGGGTTGTTGTGGTAGCCAGCTACGAATTTTGCCAACACGCTGTAGGCCGTCTAGCAACGCCGCTGTGGCCGCCTCTGCCTTGCTGTGGTATGTCCTGCCCCCGTACTCTGTGCGTACGTTGCCGTATTTTGACCGTTTCTTAGGCTTGGTTTTTGTAAGAGCCTGATATTCAGCGGCGGTCATGCGGTCGGTCATGACTTATTCTCCAATAGCCTTTTGGCATGGCTATTCCTCCCCGGCTTTTTCGGCCAGCAAGGCCATTTTCATTTTTGCCTCGTGCGCCTTTACTTCCAACTCGGCAAGCTCCAGTATCGCATCATAAAAAGACTTAGGTATTTCAGTGTGCACCCAAGTCGCGCCCAAATCCCCAAATTTTGCGTGGATTCTTAACTGTGAGGATTGTTGATTTAGTGAGATAAAATCAATCGAGTATGCCATAACTATTCCTCCCCGGCTTTGCGGGCTTTGTCTACCCGGTTAAGCACCACAATATCTACGCCGTCCGCTTTTGCTTCTGCAAAAACCTCTTTTAGGTCTTGCTTGAGAATTTCCGCGTCTTCATTGATACGCTCGACGCGCTCAACAATGCTGGTTAGTTTGCTGTTGGGGATGGTCATGGTCATTCTCCTTGCTCGGTTGGTTCTGGGGGTGGCAATAAAGGCTGCCACTGTGTCGGGTCGCAACCAACAATACATGTGCCCCCACCACCGGGATCAGGCGCTTCCCAAAGCCCCCTGCCATCAAGCCTTGCCTCAAAAATACCATCACTGGTTAAAATAAGCACCCAAGTTTCCCTAGGCGCGGTGTCTATTGGCTGCCACTGTGTCATGGTCATTCCTTTTCAATAAAATCGTTAGGTTTTACTTTACCTTTGGTGACTTCTTTAATTTTAATCATCAAGGCTAACGACGGGTTTTGGCCGCCGTGTACTATTCTGCTCACCGTTGCTGATGTTGAACCAATAAGATCGGCAAACTCTAATTGGGAGATGCCTTCTTTCTCTAGGTAGTCTGCTAATTTCATATTTCCTCACTTTATAAGTGTTACATACCATGTATAATATATTTACACAAGGTGTAATTTTTTTTACATCCTATGTAAAATAATTGTTGACAATAGCCATAGCGGCACTATTATGGGGGCAAGAGGAAGGAAACACCGCCATGTCGCCAGAAGCCTACGAAAACGCTCTTGATCGCCAGTACGATGATCACGTAAGATTTGACGGCTACAAAAAATCGCGTAGATGCTTTGCAAGATTATTTTTTTAATGAAGATATTTTTTTGCATTCTGAAGCTAAACGACTACGCGGAGATTCAGAAAGCCCAGCATCATGGGCGTTACTTGATACCAAATTTAGAACAGGCACAGATAAAGAAATTGCCGAATTGATGCGCTCTGTTTTTCGAGCCGCAATGGCAAAAGCCGGGATTGATACATCAAAGCATGGTCATTGGTACGACCGAGTGGTTCCAGATATGTTTAACGACGAGGTGCGGCCATGAACCCCGCCCAGAAACTTATCGACAACGCCAACTGTATTTCACTTTCCCTAAAAGGTTTGTTTATGGAGCGAGAATTGCAAAGTATTTTTCTTAAAAACTTTGATCTTGCTGGCGATGAAAAAATAGACGCACAGTTAAGATTAAAAAACCTTAACTGGAAAATATCAAGGATAGCCCAAAAGTTAGGAGTAGAGTCATGAGCACCAACAATAAACCATTAAAAATTTTCTACACACAAGAATTGTACCATTATGTTGATGGGGTAAAAATTCTTGGCACAAACCCCGAAATGCGGGGCAACTGCACAGGGCTACTGGGCGACTGCTCAGAGCTACAGGGCGACTGCTCAGAGCTATGGGGCAACTGCACAGGGCTACGGGGCGACTGCTCTGGGTTACGGGGCAACTTAGACCTGATAACCACTAATCAACGCAAGGAAGATTCCCATATCCTTTTTTATGGGGAGGTGCAGTCATGAACAACGAACAATTTGAAACGGCCTTAGATGCATTAAGGGCAATTGCGAATCATTACTGTGCTGACGGCTTAGACAGATACTCTTCCAGTAAAAATGCTTGGAAAGACTTAGCCGTAGAAATGGCCGCGAGAGCGCAAGAGGCTTTAGATATTATCAACAAGGAGGAAGTGTGATGAACACAAACAACCGCCGTTTTGTTAGCTGGGACAAAGAGGCCGACGGCACACAGCTAACGCCCGATGAGATGTTGCACAGGATGACACTGAAAGCTAAGGCAGCTCGTGACGGGGAAGGTTTCCATGCTTACTCGCAGTATCTTATGGCCGACGGCAAAGTGTTTGAACGCAAGCACAGTAATTCAAAAATTTGGCTTGCCGTTGCCTTGGCAATGATTGCCGGAAGCGCAATAGCCAGGTTGGAAATATCCGGTTGGTTGCCGCAGATACTTCCTACAGCGTTAGGCGGGGGGCCACTGTGATTATCCTTCGCCAGTTTTTCTACTACAGGCGGTTGCGCTTTCCACTGCGCATGGCTTGGAGATTTGCACTTAAAACCTTAGGCCACGCGCCGCATCAAAGGAGACGTTAAAATGAGTGACATTGAAAATTTAAAAAAGGAAATAACGTTTGCGCTGCAAGAAATTGGAGAGACATTCCAAGCTCAAGACAGCATGAACAGAGTTTTTCTTAAGGCAATTAAAGAGATCAAAAAAGCCATGGAAGATATTAAGGAAACATTGAAATGACCATCACTTACCACGCCGACGTTTTCCAAGGTTCGGACGAATGGCTTGCATTGCGCTGTGGTGTGCTAACGGCAAGCAAGATGAAGGATATTTTGACTTCTACATTTAAAATTGCTGATAACAAAACGTCTCGCGATCTTGTTTTGGAAATAGCCGCACAACGCATCACCAACTACATCGAACCTGAATATATCACCGTTGATATGATTAGAGGCCAAAACGACGAAGCTTTTTTCAAAGAAGAGTATTATTATAATTATGGAAAAAATCTTCACGATATTGGCTTTATTACTAATAACAAATGGGGTTTTACTATTGGTTATTCCCCAGATGGCCTTGTAGGAACCGAAGGTCTTATTGAGGGAAAATCACGCAAGCAAAAATTTCAATTACAAACCATTGTTGAAGGCGTTGTCCCAGACGAGTTTAAAGTTCAAATTCAAACAGGGCTTTTGGTTTCAGAGCGTAAATGGTGCGACTTTATTTCATACTGTGGGGGAATGCACATGCTTGCACTTCCAGTAGAGCCAGACCTTGAAATACAGGGCGCAATTATTGAGGCCGCAACACGCTTTGAACAAGCCGTTTCTGAAAAAATAGAGCAATTTAACGCCCGGTTAAAAAGCAATATGCGGCTTACTTATTCAAAACGCAGAGTCATAGAGGAGATGATCTAATGAGTGACATGCTACAAACCATTGTCCCAAAAAGCGACCAGCTTAATGCGGACGACCTTATTGGCGACCGGAAACTTACTATCACCATCACAAAGGTTAAATTAAGCCCAGGTGAGCAGCAATCAGCCTCGATTAGCTTTGAAGGCGACAATGGGAAGCCGTGGAAGCCGTGCCTTTCAATGCGCCGCGTTCTTGTCGCGCTTTGGGGCAAAGACAGCGCAAACTATATCGGCAGAAAGGTAACGCTGTATTGTGATTCCAAGGTTGTCTTTGGCGGCAAAGAAGTTGGCGGCATACGCATTAGCCATATGAGTCACCTTGATGCCCCGCGCACATTGGCTCTAACAGCGTCAAAAGCCAATCGGAAGCCTTTTACAGTACTGCCTTTAGTAGAAGACGTTGTTGACCAAGTTGTAAAGGCCGCTGGTGACAATGCAGCCGGGCAGGGTGTTGTAGCATACCGGACGTGGCTAGAGACGCTAGAGCCTTCTGTAAAACAAACTGTGCGGGGTTTTCATGCCGGGTGGTCAGCAAAGGCCAAAGCATATGACGAAGCAATAGTTAACAGCGAAGAGGTGCAGCAATGACAAGATGGGAACATATAAAATGCTTTTTAGATTTCCATGATTGGGGAAAATGGAGAGATATGAATATTGAAATGCTTGACCCGATAACTTTCAAACTCGCTTACGTACGGATTGTACAAGTACGAAACTGCCAACGCTGCAACCTACAGGAACAAAGACCATGACCCCCTACGAACCCAACCCCGCCAAGGCAATAGTTGATTGCAAGGGCGATATTAACAAGCTGGCGATGGAGTGCGAGATAGCAAAGTCTGCGTTTGCGTCTGCTTTGTTTCATATTGAGGCGTTGCTTATTGAGTTATATGGAGACGGACTTTTAGAGCCTCCCTTGTGGACTCTTTCGGCACAGAACGCGCACACGTTCCTCAACACGGCTAAATTCAAAAATGGAGAGGTATCATGAACCACCAAACCGCAGAAACCAAGCTAGAGTTCTCGCTGCGCGAACAGGAACGCGAGCGCATAGAAAAAGAGAAGGCACGGTTTTACTTGAGCCGCCTGATTAAAATAATCAAAAGCTGTCCGCCGCACGTTGCGTTTTTTGTCACCAGTACACCAGAGTTTGAGGCCGCCGATGCGTACCTAAACCCGCCCGTGGTTAAGAAACTGTACGCCAATGATGAAGAGGGGATGATTCATGACAACCGATAAAGTTCTATACGCTTCAGATGAAGCAGCACAGTTGGTGACAGTTACAGGCTGGCGCAGTCGCACAGGGCGTTTTTATGGAAGTGACGAGCATCTCGCAAGGTGGGACGGATGCACACACCAAATATGTGAGTGTGGCGCTGAAATGCCTAGAGGCTTCACCAAGTGCAACACATGCATAGAAAAGGACAGACTGGCTAAGTATGAAGCCATGCCTTTTCAGGAATGGGATGGTGCAACGCCGTTAACGCTTTTTGATGATGATGATTACTTTTTTGACCAAGAGGAGGTTGAACAATATTGCGAAGATAATGACCTTCAACTTTCTGATCTAAGGCTTGTGATTTGTGTGCCACAGTTTGCCGAAGAGCTCGACCCTAATGAATATTTGGCCGATATCCTCCCTCAAGAGTTGTATCTTAGCGACATTGACCCAAAACTTGAGGAGGCATTTGAGACATTAAACAAGGTTATACGAGAGCGCAAAAAACCTATAAGCTGGACGATGGGCAAATTTAGAACGACTTTACAGTCCCCTAGCTCAACGGTGGAGCACCCGGCTGATGAAGAGGGGAGGATTTGAGATGCGGAACAATCAAACATGCATGAAACTTTTAGAGCTTTATGAGCGGTATCTTGATAATTCAGAAGATTATGAATTGCGAGATGAGTATGGGCGAAAGCATCATATTTACAAATGTGATGACAGAGGTGTAATTGTTTTTAGTGAAGATGTTAATGCAGGTGTCTTTTTAGAAGAATTAAAAAAACCCGTGAAGTTTCTTAAAAGTCTTACGATCGTTAAAATTGTTCCCGTGGTTTTTAACGGCAAAATTCTAAAGAAAGCCACCAACGAAGGGAGGAATTGAGATGGCTTACAGTGACTACGGCGGATTTGCCTATAAAAACGGCGTTCGTGAGGACTCTCGCAGCGACGTTGAACTTTCACCAGAGGGCCTTCGCAGTACGCCCGGTCAGTGGCCGGGATTTACAAGTACAGCACCCGGCAGGAAAGAATGTTTCCACGTTATCCTTGGCTCTGGGCCAATATTTGTTGGCCTATACAAGCAAACAATGATTACTATTTTTCGCGGATCAGAACGTGTTGAAAATCTTTACTGGGACGAAAAAGCGGGATTGTTTTTATCGCGCAAAGTGGACGGCGTTCTGATTGAAATGCGCTGGGAAGTAACCGATAACCACTACCAATATGTTCGGATGATAGAGCCGAACGGAACCGTGTGGACGGGTTTTTCGGGTTACGGGGTCGGCGCGGGGCTGGAGGACGGTGGGCACGGCTTCAGTACTGCTAAGTGTGTCGGGCGGCTTGAGAATATATTTGAGACCATTACCAACGAAGGAGAAAAGTCATGAAAACTTTTATTGTAGCAACTACTTTATGCCTGATTCTATCCGGATGTGGACGCCTTGAGCGTACATGGACGGCCTACACAGGCGAGTTGACTTATAAGTGTTCACGCAATGGTGTGGAGTATGTCCAATCCGATTCAGGGATGGCCGTGTCCTATGACCAAGACGGCAAGCCAGTACGGTGCAAGCCATGACCCCCGCAGACGAATTAATCAATAACGCTAACGTCTTATCAATACTTTTAAGGCAATGTGCTGATTCCCTTGAACAAGCCGCCGACCTTCGGGCAAAACTGGAAGAAATGCGGGTAAAATTAGGAGTAGAGTTATGACCACCACCGTCGCCTTAAACCGCCAACGCTCATCGCCTTTGTGGTGGATGCTCAAGACAGGTAGCCGCTTAGCGGGGGCAGTCATTGTGGCCGCAACCATTGTCACCTTATGGGCTTATACAGGCAACTGGGCATGGACACGGTTTGTTTCGCCGACAGCGGAACTTATCGGTGTCCGAGCCGTGCAGTTTGCTGGGCAAAACCAGTACGTTGTTATCGATCCGCCGGTTGAAACTGCGGCGGTTAACCCAGCAAAAGACCCACGGCCGCCTCTGTTTGATGCTTGTAAGGATAAAGTCCCAGCCGGGCAGGAAGAAATCCGGCTTAGGGAATGTGAGGAACAGCTTAAATCGTCAGTGGGGAAACGGTCATGAACGACGTACATTTCAGCTCCGCCACTGATATGTGGGAAACACCACAACCATTCTTTGATGTATGGAACAAAGAATTTAACTTTGATTTAGACGTTTGCGCCACGGACGAGAACGCAAAATGCCCCCTTTACTATACGAAAGAAAAAGATGGCTTATCCAAACGATGGGCGGGCACGGTCTGGATGAATCCACCCTACGGGAAAGAGATAATCAAGTGGATGAAGAAGGCATACGAGTCAGCTCGTGACGGTGATGCAACCGTCGTGTGCTTGGTTCCCGCACGCACAGATACCGCTTGGTGGCATGACTATGCCATGAAAGGTGACATTACTTTTATCCGTGGCCGCCTTAAATTTGGTAACGCCAAAAACAGCGCACCGTTTCCAAGTGCGGTGGTGGTTTTTGAGCAAGCAGTGAAGGGGCAGAAATGACCGATGAGCCAACAAATATTCGAGAATGGTGGGAAAAACATAAAGACGAAAATGGAGTCGCTTTTATGCCGTTAAAACTTAATATTGTTAATCGAAATTGGGTATACGTTGGTCACATATCAGGTCAATATAACAATTTAAAGCCACTGTCTCAATGTGATCCTTATTTAAAA